TACGGACAGCCTTCATGCAAGCGAATCCAGAGTATAAAGAACCCACATGCCAACTCTCTTTAAATTTTGAATGATATGATTAGCGAAGTATATAACATGGATTGCATGGAATATATGCGCTCTATACCGGACAAGTTCTTCGACTTGGCTGTGGTTGACCCTCCGTATTTTGACGGGCCTAACAAACTCGGATATTACGGTGGGAACATAACTTCATCCGGAGTCAGGAGAAAAGGTTATAAAGCAATACATTGGGAAGTACCTCAGGAAGATTATTTTGAAGAGCTTTTAAGAATAAGCAGAAATCAAATAATATGGGGGATTAACTATTTTCATTACAGCATTTTCGGTCCAGGAAGGATTGTCTGGAACAAAGTAAACGGTAAAAGCTCTTTTTCAGATTGTGAAATAGCATATTGCTCTATGATTAACACGGTAAGGATGTTCACTTATATGTGGAACGGGATGTTCCAAGGGAAATCACTGAAAGAAGGCCATATCCAGCAAGGCGATAAGAGAAAAAATGAAAAACGGATTCATCCAACTCAGAAACCAATAGCTCTTTATGCTTGGATACTATCAAATTACGCAAAAAGAGGAGACAAGATATTGGATACGCACTTGGGCAGTGGAAGTTCTCGTATAGCAGCCTATAAAATGGGCTTTGATTTTTATGGAACTGAGATTGACAAAGAATATTTTGATGCGCAGGAGAAAAGGTTTAAGAGGGAATGCCTTGGAATGATTGAAACATCAGGGAGAGTGATTGTACAACAGAGTCTATTTTAAGAGTCATGAGCAAGCAGGAAAGTATAGGCGACTGGTTCCAGATGGCTAGGAATTACGCCAAGGCCGAAAAGGAGCTAAAGATAGAGCGATGGGTATATATATCTATTGAGTACAAGGATGAAGGAAAGTTGGAGCCAGTCCGATTATTCTCGTACAATTTGCCTCGTGAGGTTTATGATAGGCGAAGATGGGTTGTAAGATGGAGACTAGCACGGTTACAATGTCAATATCCCAAGCAGTACGTAGAATGCTTCCATAGCTATTACGATCGGCGTTCCGGTGAGATTCTAGGTTTTGAATCATGTCTTTCCAAGTTGATTTCAGCTAAAGCTCAAGTGACAAAAGCCGAGAGGACTATGCTTGATTATATTGATCGCAACCGGCAACACAACTTGTTCTTTGACGAGGTGACTGATGAGGATCTGGTTAAGTTCCGGAGTAAGCTGGAAAGGAAAAAGGCGTATGTCACTGAATGCGAGAAACGATTAAAACAGTTAGTAGAAAGGGGAAACGAGAATGGACAAAAACAGATTTAACAAAGCAATAGAATTAAACAATAAAATAGAAGAGTATAAAAAGCATAGGGAAGCACTCGAACGATCAAATATTAAATATGGTGGTGGATTGATATTTACATACAATAACATGCACAATGATGTACCATTAAGAGAAGAAATTTTTGGTAAGGATTTCTTTCAAAACTATATGAAGACTTTGGACAATAAGATAGAATCAATGCAAAAAGAGTTTGAAGAATTATGACAAAAGAAGATATTGAAAAAGCAGCAGTAGATAGCTGTGTTATTGAAAATGACATTTTTAATCCTCAATTAACCCCGTATTATGAACAAGGATTCAAAGACGGTGCCAACTGGCGTATAAATAGCGTGTGGCATGATGCAAGAACAGAAATTCCGCAGGAGAATCGGTTTATACTTGTAATACATGACGATGATAATTGTACCGTGAGAAAGCTTCGCGGGGAAATCAGTTATTGCTCACTCACATGGGTAAGATGGGCCTATATAGAGGACTTGATACCTAATAAGGAGGATTAATTATGACAAAAGAAGAACTGAAAAAGATACCATTTAGAATGGTTAGCCATTTAAGTATGGAGGATGAGCACTGCAGCACGTATAAAGCTGTGCATCCATTCCTGGATTTGGGCATGTGCATACATCAACCATACAAAGACGGAGTTCCGAAAGGGAAGAGTTATACGCATTACATGTGGAACGGTAAAGTTTATAAATCTTTTGGGAAACTTTTGGAAGATATGAACCAGCTCTAATATAAAAAAATGGTAAATACAAAAATTCTTTCCCTATTTTTTCTTTGTCTTATAATAAAAAAAACTACCTTTGTCAAACAAATATAGGAAAAGAAAAGAAAAAAACAAGGAGGTAATCATGTGTATTGCAAAAAGTATTACTCGATTCATTTCGAATGGAGGAAGGGTTTTACGTGATTCTTCCCGAGGTGAATACAACAATGAATCAGAATTTGTTTCTCAATTAAAAAAAGAATTATTTGTCGAATCGAATAAGATGGATGACAAAATAAAATTAAAACAAGACAGAACTAATATTGAGAAAGATGTACGTAATGCATGGGAAAAATTAAAACTAAGTAATGGCTAAACAACAAATTCAACAGAAAGAGACTGTCGTTGCAGGAAAAGAAGGTGTAGGTCAACAATTGGAAAGGACTTATACAGTAGATGATAACAGTTTGCCTACCCCTCAAGAATTGGCTGCTTACAAAGAAATTGATCCTAAAATCGTTACATACTTGTTGGATGCGTCTGCTAAGGAACAACAACATCGGCACAAGATGGATGAAGAAAAGATTAATGTAATTAAGAAATCAGAATCAAGAATAGGACGAATGAATTGGTGGGGAATGGCATTTGCTTTTTTATCTATTGTTGTAATTGTTGCTCTTGCTGCTTATGCATTGTATTTAAATAGACCATGGTTTGCGGGAATATTGGGTGCAGGTACACTTGCTACCGTGGCCTCTATATTTATTAATAGGGATAAGCCCAATATAAGTAAAAAATAATCTAAAGGAAAGAGGGAGAGCGGCAAAGACAAAAATCTTTGCCGCTTTTACTTTTCATTATAACAAAAACTCTTATCTTTGTAGTGCGAAACTTCATATATAGGCACTGCAAGAGAGCAGAGCAAAGAGATAATAGAAGGCATACGGCAGTTCTATTATAATCCGTTACATATATCTCGATATATGTGGAGTTTCGCACCTTTAGGATTATGTAGGACTGCTTTTTTTATTTAATTCATCTAAACGCGAAACTCCAGATGAAAGAATTAGATTTATTCCACGCTCAGGATAAAAACGAGCAATTGGTCTTTGTTGAAAGAAACAAGGCTATGACCACATCATTAAAGGTAGCGGAGCATTTTGGAAAGGAACACTCAAAGGTTTTGAGGTCTATTGAACAGCTTGAATGCAGTGATTCTTTTCGAGAAGCCAATTTTGGCTTATCGTTCTATTCTAAAGACTTACCTAATAATGGTCATAAAGAATTACCAATGTATTACATGACAAGAGACGGATTTACATTCCTGGTCATGGGTTTCACAGGCAAGGTGGCTGCTCGTTTCAAAGAGCAATTTATCAATGCCTTCAACGAAATGGAGAAGATGGTATTCATCAACCAGAACTTGACCTTTGCCAACGGCATCATTGCCGAAAAGATCAAGAAGTTCAACGACGATATGCGCCGTAAGGTACGAGACGGACAAAGGAAATACGGACCCAATTATGGCCAGTGCTCAAACATTCATCTTTACTTCACCTGCTTTGAAGATATATCATTTATGGACAATCTGGACATGATGCTGACGTATGTGAACAACTCGTACATGCACGCTCTATACATGAATGCTCTACTAGAACAGAAAGACAAAGAAATGTCCGACTTGAAAGCAAGGATTCGACATTTCTTTATCGATATAGAGAAATATCATAAGATCTTCTAAATGCAATGACCGAATGGGAAGGTTTGCATCGGCAGGCCTTCCCTTTTTTTATGCTTCTTAACAATCCAATGGTTAAACAATCATAACACAAAAAGATAAGCAAATAGTCTGAAAAACTATACGCAAAACGCCAAAAACACCTAGATGATATTAGATGGTATAAACCACTCTGCAAATACTCCTAAAACATATCAAACAATACATTAATACTCTAATAATAACGTTATTGCAATAACAAACTGGGTAAAGGTTAAAGCCCTTGACAACCCTCTCTCCTATTCCCTATCTTTGACCGAAACAGTTAAAGGATGAATATCATATCTAAGTTAAAATCGGCATTCCGCACAGCGTCTTTCCGGTCGGGAGGATATACGAAAAGGTATTCTTTCGACTCGATGGGCGGCGGATTTCCACCCCAAAATCCGAACAGCTGGCTAAGCGGCATATCGGTAAACCGGGCGATGCACTTCACCGCCGTATATGCGGCCATCAAACTGAGAAGTAACACGATTGCATCTTTGCCGAAACTGGTTTACGACATACAACCCGGAAAAGGAAGAAACCTTGCCACGCGACATGCCGTATATCAACTTCTACACTATCGCCCAAACCGATATATGAACCCATTTTCTTTCTGGAACTTCGTGAACACTTGTGTTGACGGGTGGGGAAACAGTTACGTAATCATTGTAAGACGAAATGGAGAACCGGTGGAATTGCTGCCGGTTCATCCTTCGTTTGTAACGATACAGATTGTATCGGGGAAGAAGCTGTACATGATAGCCGGGACCAAATATTGGGACGGGACTTACACGGATGAAGATGTTATGCACTTCTACAACTACTCGATAGACGGAATACAGGGAGTCAACCCGATTGTGTACAATGCCGATTCAATCCGTACAGGAATCGGAGCACAACAGTATGGAAACGAACTGTATGAGGGGGCAGGAAACATCAACGCAGTGCTGGAAACAGACCAGGCACTATCGAGCGACAAAGTAGGTACATTCCTGCAAAATTTCAGCGATTCGAAATCGAAGGGAATGCCCGTATTGACGCACGGGGTGAAGTGGAAGACCACCAACCTGTCGCCAGAAGCAGCACAAATGCTGGAGACACGCACCTTCGCCCTGCAGGACATCTGCCGTATATTCTCTGTTCCGCCGCACCTGATTGGAGACCTTAGCCGATCTACTTTCAGCAACATCGAGCACCAGGATATCGAGTTCGCCAAGCACTGCATACGCCCCATCGTTGAGATGTACGAGTATGAAATGGACCGGAAACTATTCTTTGGATCTGAACGCGGAGATATGGAAGTACGATTCAACATGGACGCATTACTACGTGGAGACATGCAAGCTAGAAAGGACTTCTACGCATCGGCCATCACCAACGGATGGATGAGCCGCAATGAAGTCCGAGAAATGGAAGACATGAATCCGAAAGACGGACTGGATGAAATGCTGTATCCAGGCAATGAAGTGGTAGTAGGCAAAGAACATCTATTCAATAACACTAAAAACAAAGACGACAAGCATGAACAGACAGCAGGCAATTAAAACCCGTACGATCCCATTCGTATTCAGCGATGAAACGAGGGACAGTTACGGCACGGTGCTTCCGGTGAAAGGATGGGATCTATCCACCTTCAACAAGATGGGCGTGGCATTGTACAACCATAGCTCTTTTGGTAGTGACCCGGATAATGTGATCGGAACGGCCCGCGCCTGGGTGGAAGGCAACAAGCTGATTGGGGAGATCACCTTCGAAAAGGAAGATATCAATCCCAAGGCAGAGAAGGTATTCCAGAAAGTACTGGCAGGGACAATCAAGGGATGCTCGGTTGGATTCCGCACGATGGAACGTGGCGAATGGGGAAAAGGAGAAGAAGCCTACGACGGCAAAAAGCCGACCTACTATTATGGCCGCCGATCCCTACTGGAAATATCAGTCACTCCTATTCCTGCCAATCCCAATGCCAAGGTCAGATCAGTACACTCGCAGAAAGCTGATGAAGAGCCTACCGGTGAAATGGAATATCTGGTCGGAGAAGTACGATCGTTCGACACTGACACGGAAGGTGACGAAGAAGAACAGAGACAAGCGGAAGCCGAAAAGGAATCGGCCCTGTTACGCGCCAACGTAGCAATGGCTCAGGCAGATGCTTTAATGGCTATGTCTTAAACAGATTGTTTAACCCCTAATAATAAAGCGATGAGAGAAAGAAAGGACATCGAAAGAGACCTGGCACAAGCCAGAGCAAACCTCGAGGCCGTTACGACCCGGGAAGGTGCAACCGCCGAAGAGATCCGTACAGCGACCGAAGCCGTGCAGCGATTGACTGCTGAACTGAACGCCAAGATCGTGGAGATCGCGGCTGAGAGGGCACAGGCAGAAGCACAGCAGCGTAGCAATGACAGATCACTGAATCAGCTGAACCAAAGATTCAGCATGGTGAAATTCATTCGCCAATCCATGCCCGGTCAGGTGATGGACGGTGCAGAAGAAGAAGTTCGACAGATGGGTGTACAGGAAGCCCGTACATTGGGATTGAATATTACAGGATCATATATTCCATTGGCTGTTATGGAAGGCAGAGCATTCACTGGCCAAAACGCTACAACACCAGGAGACGGCGGACATCTGATTGAAAGCGAATTGAAGTATCAAGAAGAATTGCGCAAGCGCATGGTTCTGTCTAGTATGGGAACCCAAGTGATTGGTGGATTGACCGGTAACATTACACTGGTAAAAGGTAAGCCGGTCAGTGCAAGTTGGGAACAGGAAAACTCAGCCGTCGCAGCTCAAAAGAAGGCTTTCACATCAGAATCCATTTCACCCAAAAGACTGGCAATGCAAATGGGTATCAGCAAGCAGTTGTTGATACAGTCATCATTGGACGTTGAGCGCATGGTAATGAATGATATTTTGGCTGCTCACTCTGAAGCACTGGAAGATGCGGCTGTCAATGGCGACGGATCTTCTAATAAACCGACAGGTATCCTGAATGTATCCGGAACAAAGACCGTTGAACTGGGAACAGATGGCAAGATTCCGACATTCGCCGACATGGTATTTATGGAAACTGAGTTAGCTTCGTTGAATGCAGATCTTGGAAGACTGGCCTATCTGACCAACCCGAAGGTTCGCGGTCTATTCAAGACCACACTTATGTCTGCCGGTGTAGGTGGTTATGTCTGGCAGAACAACGAGGTTAACGGATTCCCGGCATACGCCTCGAATTTTGTTCCGAGCAACCTGACAAAGGGATCAGCTTCGGAAAAATGTTCGGCTATCGTATTCGGTAACTGGAACGACCTACAGATCCTTGGCTGGGGCGGTATGGATATCATTGTTGACCCATATACATTGGCTGACGAAGGAGCTGTCCGTATAATCATGAACACGTTCCACAATGTATTCGTTCCACGCCCAGAATCGTTCGTATTGATCAAAGACGCGCTGGTGACAGCCTAACCCATTTATTGAGATATGAAGATTCAGTTCATCAAATCGGCAGCAGGCTTTGCATACTCAGCGGGTATGCAAGCCGACCTGCCTGAAGAAATGGTGAAGCCATTGATCGAACAGGGCTTTGCTTTTCCGATCGAACAACTCAAAGAGCCGGAATCGGACCTTCCGGAAGACTTCCCAGCACGGGAAATCCTGATCAAGGAAGGGCTGGTGACGATGGCTGATGTGATGGCAGCCAAAGAAACTCTGACCGATATCAAAGGTATTGGCGAGAAGACTAAAGCAGAAATTGTTGAACGATTAACGGAATGAGTTTATGGAGTTGCAGGATTTACCGATCACGACAGACGACCTGAGAAAGCATTTACGTATGCCTGTATCGCCCGACCTGGAAGATCAACTGCGTGATGCCCTGATGGCAGGTGCAGAATGGGTTGAAAACTATTCCGGAAGGAAGTTGGAAACCTATCCAGAATTACCCTGGCAAATTCGGGCTGCCATCCTGATGCAAGCTGCTGCCATCTTCGAGAATCCTGCGAATATGGTACAAGAACGGGTAACAGCTGCCGAAAGGCTGGCCGACCCTCTAATATGGCAATCATGGCAGGAAAAGATTACAACTTAGGAAGATTTACCGAAGACGCGGAGTTCCTCAGACCCATTCAGGTAGAAACGGCTACCGGCGAAAGGGAAACGACCTACGATACGTCGGTAAAACGACTGTGTGAGGTGAATGACGTTGTTTTGAAGGCAGACGAATCGCAAGACGCTCTTCCGGAAGAACAAACCCTGCTGCTAAAAACATGGACCGTCGCAGGTGCTTCGAACGACTGGAGGATAAAATACGGTGATGTTGTATATGACATTATCCGGATTGAACGACAATTAAGAGGTATCACTTTCTATTATCTGAGGAGGACCGATCAATGCAACGAATAAACGAAGCTTTCTATTCCATGCTTCGCCAATGGATACCGGAAGGTACTGAAATATACCCTACCATTGCGGCTGAGAACGCAAAGTACCCATATTGCGTTACCAACATGAACGGATTTACCGTGAGAAGTACCAAAATGGGGGTCGTTGGGTATGTATTCAGTTACGAGATCAACATCTGGGGATGCGCTTTCAACCAGGTGGACCGTATCGCCACGAAGGTCATGTCGGAGGCAGAGGCGTTTGAAGAAGTCCGTTTCGATGACCCTCCTGGAAGGATGACGGTAATGATTACCGACGGCGTGTCCGACTATACGCAGGGCGGATTCGTGCAGGCTCTGAAATTCAGTATAAAATATGATGGAGGTGCAACATGAATAAAACTTCTGCAAGGATAGACGACACTTCTATGGTTGTTTTCTTAAACAAACTGGAAGACAAGAAATTCAACAACGCATGTCTTTCCGGCATACGAGAAGGAATGAAGATCCTGGCTAAAAAGACAACCGACAACTTCAAATCCAAAAGAAGGGGTTTCAGGCAAAGAAAGGTGTGGAACCCAAGGAAACGGAAAATGAAGATCCTGAAAGTGGCAACAATTGTGGTAAACCGAAAGGTGAACACGGTTAAAGTACATATCCTGGCCGATTACCGGGTGAAATGGATGGAAACCGGTACGGATGAAAGAACAGTGAAACACTGGTTCGGAGGCTGGAAAAGCCATTCGGTTGGTTCGGTAAAGCCTGAATACTTCTTCAAACGTGCTCAGGAGGAGGTACACGACCAGGTAAATGAAAAAGCGACGGCAGAGATTACACGTAGAATCAATAGGCTAATTTAAATCAAATCATCATTATGGCAAGACAAAAAGGAGATTACATCGAGGGAAGAGACCTCATGGTATTCGTAGATACATCAGGAGGAAGTGGCGGACCGACATGGACCAAGACGGCAGCTGCCACCAGCCACACGATCTCGTACAGTGCCGAGACCAAGGAACGTGTGACGAAAGACACCGAGAACGGGGCATTCAGCCAGAAATCCGTCACCAAGCTGTCGGTTTCTATCAGCGTGGAAGCACTTACCACGTACCAGGCTGACTGTGGTTTCAAATCTTTGTTGAAGATGTTCAAAGAACGCAAGCCAGTGAAACTGAAATACGGTTTTACTACCGATGAAGGGACGGAAGAGCACGAAGAGGGACTGTTCGTCATCACCAGCCTCGAAGAGAGTAGCCCAGCGGATGACGACGCCACCTACTCCGCCACGTTCGAGAACACCGGCAACGTGGAGACCAAGACAGGAGTCTCGTGAATTTAGGTAGGTATATCTCGACCGAGATATAAGCACATCTCCGCCGGGATATACCTATATCGGCAAAGAGATACAGGTATGTAAAAACAAGAAAAAAGAATATGAACAAAATCAAGATCCAAGGAAAAGAATACCCGGTACGCCTGACCATCGGCGCGATGGTGGCCTACAAGCGCGATACCGGCGAGGACTTCACACAGTTCCGGGGCGATGACATGGAGAAGCTGGGGTGCATCATCTTCCACGCCATGCGGACGGCTTGCAAGTCGGACGGCGTGGCCTTCCCCTTCGACAAGCCTGACGACATGATCGACTATGTCGACATGGACCAGGCGACGGCAGCCCTCGGACTGGCAGCCGGGCAGGAAGGCGTACAGGACGCAAAAAAAAACTGACGGTTACAGAATTGATTGGCTTTGCGGCGGGTGTCGTGGGAATCCCTCCGGCGGACATCTATCCCATGGACATGGAAACCCTCGACGCCGCCATCCGCGCCTGGAACGAGCAGGAAGAGCAACGCTACCGCACCTCGTGGGAACAGACCCGCTTCCTGGCGCATTGCCTCCTGACGCCCTACTCGAAGAAGAAGCTCCGGGCGGAAGACATCATCCGTTTCCCGTGGGAGGGCGGACGGAAGAAGGCAAAAGAAAAGCCCCGCCGGTTGTCGCCGGAAGAGCTTCGCAAAGTGGAGGAGAGATTAGGCGTTTAACGCCAGCCACCCTACTTTTCATCTTCTTCCTGTTCCGGATCCTGGCACCTGCAATCGTTGTCTCCCAGATGACAGATTCCGTAAACGACAAGGCACGTAAAGACAAACACGATCCCTGTTATGACCTCTATACTCATAAGTCTAATTAATTAGTTGCTGCGAAGATAATGAATAATTTAGTATATACCATCCAACTTGACTCGAAAGGCAAGCTGCTGCCAGAGCTGAAGATAATCCGTCAGCAGATGGACGGTGTGACGCAATCCACCAAGAAAGCGAACGGGATGTTCTCGAAGATGCAGACCATTTGTTCACGGATGAAAAACTTGGAACTTGCTTCGTGGGCTGAAAACGTAAGGAACGCCTTCGATGGGTTGTCTTCCCTGTCGGAATCGGGCGTAGGTTTCCAGCAGAGCATGGCGGACCTGCAAGCCATCACCGGGATCGTGGGGAAAGACCTGCAAACCATCAGCCAGGCGGCACGCGAGACGGGCAAACAGTCCGGCTTGGGTGCGAAAGGGGCGGTTGATGCCTTCACCTTATTGGCTTCGCAGATACAGATCGACAAGATCGGGCTGCAAGGACTGATGCAGCTGCAGAAAGAGACCATCACGCTGGCACAGGCCGGCGGACTGGAGATGGCAGACGCGGCAACGGCCATGGCTGCCACCATCAACCAGTTCGGACTGGAAGCATCGGAGGCGAACCGGGTGATCAACGTGCTGGCAGCAGGCTCGAAATACGGGGCAGCCGAAGTTGCAGATCTGGCACAGTCGTTCAAGGTGTCGGGTGCAACGGCGGCGGCTGCCGGACTGTCGGTCGAACAGACAGCCGGGGCGATCGAGGTACTCTCGCAGATGAACCTGAAAGGGGCGGAAGCCGGGACAGCCTTGCGCAACATCATCCTGAAACTGCAAACCACCTTGGGCGTTGACCTCTCCAACGTGGGACTAGCCAAGGCACTCGATCAGCTAAAACCGAAACTAGAAGACACAACCTATCTCGCCAAGGTGTTCGGGGCAGAAAACATAGCCGCCGCCCAATACCTGATCACGAACGCTCAGGCAGTCTACGAGATGACAGCCGCCGTCACCGGCTCGAACGTGGCACAGGAGCAGGCTGCCATCCGCACCGACACCGTGGCCGAGAAGATGAAACAAATACAGGCTCGTATCGACGACATGAAGATTTCCCTCTTCGAATTGAGCGGCGGACTGACCGGTTACGCATCCTCCCTGGGCGATACGGGTGTGATGATCTCACAGATGATCCCGTTGATGTCGCTGCTGAAAGGCGGCGTGTTGAAGCTGACAACCGTACTTGGCGGTCTGGCCGTGGCATGTGGTCCGAAGCTGGCGTCAGGTTTCAAGGTTGCCTATACAGCCATGTCTGCCTTTTCTTTCCATGCAAAATATATGGTTGCCACCACGCTATTGGAAATTCCGTCCCGGATTATGTCTGTCGTTAAGGCCTTGACGGCTCTCCGTGTAGCAACGGTAGCTGCCACTGTCAAGCAATGGGCGTTGAACGTTGCCATGTACGCCAATCCGATCGGGTTGATCGTAGCCGCCATAGCAGCCCTTGTTGCAGGACTGGTGATAGCCTACAAGAAGCTAGAAGGATTCCGTAACTTGGTGCATAAGCTATGGGAAGACCTGAAGGTGGTGCTTTCCATCACGAAGCCGGTATCGAAAGGACTGGGCGAGGTGGCATCAGCAGGAAATAAACGGGTGGATGTGAAAGGTTCGGTCAATATCACCAATGTAGAAGAGACGAACAAGAGCCTGCGAACCCTGCAAGGGCGTGTTGACGACCTGAAGAAGTCGTTCGATCCGAACCGTATGTGGAACTCACTCGGCATACCACGGGATGTACAGGAATCTCCAGCAGGTACAGCAACAGGAAACAAATCCAAATCCGGCACCGGGGAAGCCTTGAACACCATAGCCGGATTGCAGAAGAAGATCCAAGAACTGAAAGAGCTACAGGAAAAATCATCCGTGCAGAATGCGATCAACCTGCAAAAGGAAATAGACTTGTACCAGAAGAAGCTCGACCTGATCAACCTGCAGATCGCCAAAGGCGTGGCAGGGAATTTGGCAGACAGCAAATACAAGGATACGATCTCATCGTCTGTCGCGACATTACCGGCACCGGAAAAGATCAGTATTCCTGTTGAGTTCGACAAGGCTACCCTTTCGCGCTCTTTCCAGATCATGAAGCAGCAGTTTTCTGATTCCATCAAGGAAATCGAGATTACCGGTGAACAGATAGGTGGCATCCTGACCGGTTCTATCCAGCAATTCGCCTCTGGACTGGGTGAAGCCGTCGCTTCCGGAAACGGGCTGGAAGTATTCAAATCCATGCTGACTGGGTTGATGGATATGCTGAGCCAGTTCGGTGCGGCGTTAATAGCAGCCGGTACGGCTACGCTTGCTTTCCAATCCATGTTTGCCAACCCAATTGCGGCTATCATTACCGGTACGGCACTGGTAGCTGCCACCGCAGCAGCCAAGGCAGCCCTACAGAATGCCACCGCCTTCGCCAACGGTGGCATCGTCAGTGGTCCGACATTGGCTTTGGTGGGTGAATATTCCGGGGCACGAAACAACCCGGAGGTAATCGCCCCGCTGGATAAGCTCCGGTCGATGATCGAACCGGCACGGCTGTCGTTCGATAGCCTTTATCTGGAAACCAAGGTGCGTGGGAAGGATCTCTACGTAGCCTTGCAGGGTGTGGAACGTAAAAACGGACGGACACGATGAGCATGAACTTACGATACAGATATGGCTTCTACAGCTATAAGGATGTGCTGTATGAGGTGGATATTTACCAGGAAGGCTTTTCGGGCGAAGTGCAACAAGTAGGCTTTGGTGAGTCGCCTGTCGAGATCGAATGGCAAGAGACCGACAAACTCGAGCCCGTACAGAGCAGTTCGGCTACCATCCAGCTGTTCTCCGATAATGACAGACAGTTTGTCGACCTCTATACGGTGAAAGCCGGGAGCGTCCGGCTGGATGTCTATCGGGAAGGCTCGCTCTACTGGAGCGGAACGCTGGACACTGAACTGTACGAAGAGCCATTCTCTTACAAAGACGGCTATTGCGTGGAACTTACCTTTTCAGACTTTGCCATGCTCGACCGGCTGAAATGGAATGTGCGCGGGTTTATCAGCATGGACCAGATCATCCGGAAGGCATTGGATATGTCCAGTGTGAAGTATTCGGCGATTGACACACGTATCAGTACCAAGACATCCAGCGAAGTAAACGATTCTGTTTATACAGCTGTATCCGTACTTGGAGATAACTTTTTTGACGAAGACGACAAGCCGATGACAATACGTGAAGTACTTGACGAAACGCTACGCCCTTTCTCTCTCCGAATGATACAGAAGGGAGGAAAGATTGTATTGTACGACCTGAACCAGCTCTATTCCGAAACACCGGAGGATGTAAACTGGAGCGGAGATGACGCAGTGTTGTCGGTCGATAAAACATACAGTGACGTACTGCTTACGTTTTCGCCTTACGAAAAGACAACACTGCTGGAGGCCACAGTGGATCCCGAAACCGTTACCGGAGGATCCCAATACACGACCTATGTGGACAACCGGTTCGAGGCGGACGCCGTAGGTTTCCGGATGACCATTTCGGATACTGGCGAGGGTGTTGTAAAGAATATCAAGCCGAAGTTCTTCCGGGTGGATCCGGTGTATTCCGGCAATTCTGAAGCAGGAATAGCCTGGTCTTATTCGACACGTTTAGGACCTGGTGGAAATTTTGTCCAACATGTTCAACCAGTATTGCCTCCTACCGGTATCGTTGAAATGATATTCAGGGCAGGACCATCTTCATTTATCTATCCGGTAAACACGGACGGAAGCGGAAAATTCCAGTTGAAGGTAACGCTTGATATGCTTTTTGATCCTCGCTATAATCCGTTTGAAGATGCCGGGACATACAATGAGCAAGGTAATTGGGAAGAGCAACAGGATCGTGCCAATTTCGTCTACCTGCCCATCAAACTGACGTTACGGGATGATAACCGGAACGCCCTTCTGCACCTGCAGAACTCCGGTGTGAAGGACAGCGATTACTACTACCATTCTACAACCAATGTGAAATGGGTATCTGGTGAAGCTTCCTGGGGAGATGCTTACCTATGTTGGTGGAAAGGGAACCGGAAGAATGAATCAGGATTAGGTGGATGGCAACTTAACAAACAGATCATCGGGTATTACCGGGACACACTACCTTCACGATTCGACAAGATGGGCGATGGCGAGTTTATCCCTTTGCCCGGTCAGTATGGATACCTGGAACTGGAGGTAGGAACGGGACTGATAACCTGGGATTATAACAAAGAGATCAACACAAAGAACTATTCGCAGTGCCGCCATTGGTGGTTCAAAGATCCCAAGGTAGAATTGGTGGATGGCTACGGGAATGGAATCAATACGAAAGATATCAGCTTCTCGGCGTGGATCAATGAGGATGCCGCCGAAGAGATCAAGATCGACACCGTGCTGGGGACGCTCGAAAACCCCTCGCCGGTGGCATTGGGGCAGATCTTCGATACACAAACGCATGCGGTTGTCGGTACGTTCTACCGGGGCGGCGTACAGGAACGTCTTGAGAAGCTCCTGATCGGGACGGTATATTCCAACTACGAGGGGAGCAACCTGGTCTTGTCTGGCACGGCGGAACTGATCCCCGGATTCTGCACGCTCACCGACAAGAGCGAGCCGGGCAAGTACGTCGTTTTGCAGGAGACGCAACGCATACGCGATGAAGAGAGCAATATCAAGATGGTTCAATTCTCGGAAGATCATTTCGAGGGGGTACGTTTTAAATGATTAATGGCATGGCAAAAGAACAATATAAATATGTAGAAGTGCAAATTCCGGCTACGCCGCGTAACAAACGGTTGACCGATAGTATCCAACACGCCGCACAGACTGGAGGAGTAGGCGGTGGTATCGGTTATCCGTCCACCCCGCAATACTGGCAACTGGTAACTGTCGATGAAGAAGGAACGGCACTAGAAGAATCACAATATTACCTACGGCCTATCTCGGGTAAACATGTGATTGTTCCTGGTGATGTTGTGGCTTTTGCCGATGGCGGTGAATATGCCAGTGGGCTTCCGGTGGCAGACTATGATACATTTGGCCTGTTTAAGGCAAAACAGGGAGGTGGATTGCTATTCGATGCAAACGAAGGATGGTATGTTGATCCGGAATTTGCCGGTGGCGGTGGTATTGATGAAGAACAGCTGAGTCAATATCTTACAGACAACAACTATATCACTGTCGATTACTTGACAAAGCAGGGTTATCTCACACTTTCTTCACCACTGACAGGCTATAATAAACCGGAAGCTTATTCTCCGATTACCGCGACAGATACGATTCTTTCGGCGATCGGAAAATTGGAAAGAAACTTTGGCAATTACGTCGATTTGACAACGAACCAAACGATTAGTGGTGTTAAGACTTTCAACGAAACATTATTGTCGAAGAAAGATATAATCGCATACGCCGACGGTGGAGAATACGCAAGTGGTTTGCCTGTGGCTGATCAATATACTTACGGGCTTGTCAAGGTGGACGGAACAACTGTACGTATCAATGCTTCCGGGCAGTTGGAAGCAGATGCCGGGGGTGGTATCGACTTTACACCGGGCACAGGACTTGACCTTTCTGCGGCTTCTGTTCTTTCAGTTAAGTACGGCTCTACTTCCGGAACGGCCTGCCAAGGGAATGATTCACGCCTTAGCGACGCAAGACGTAATCCTTACTATCTCTCTTGGACAGGATATAGCAGCGGATCATACGATGGTAGCTCATCCAAGAGCTTAGTTATCCCGTCGAATACAAATCAACTAACCAACGGGGCAGGATTTATATACGATGCAAATGAAAACATATTTTCTTTAGTAGGCTCTGGGGATAGTAGTCAATATTTGGCCGGTAATGGAAGATTCTATACGATATCATATTCAGAAATATCTGGTCTTTCTGACCACTATGTAACGCTAGATACTCAGCAGAACATAAGGAGTCAAAAAACATATACAGCTTTAGGCTGGTATAATGGTGTCGGATTGCTTAAAGTAGGTCCTTCAAACAATGTACATATCCAATTGGGTTCAGGCTCAGGAAATGTAATAAACGGCCTTACTTCGGCAGAGTCTATTGGAAACTTGTATTTCAACTACCAGAGCGGAACGGCATTTACTCGAGTTGATGCAAATAATAATCTTGTAACAACCGGAGATGTGATAGCATACGCCGATGGTGGAAGCTATGCAAGTGGTTTACCAGTCGCTGATTCATATACATACGGATTGATTAAGTATGACGGTACGACGATAGGCAAGAATAGCAGCGGGCAGTTGTATGTAATTAATTCTGGCAGTAGCGGAGGTGGTGCAGATGTTTCTTGGGGTACACAAAATCAATATGCTGGAGAGATTACTATTAATGGTACAACCTATAAGTTTATTAAGAGCGGAGCTATCAGCGCAACGGCTAATTATACGAGTGGTACTAATATTGGGAATATAAATATTGGTGGTAATGTAAAGACTTTCTATGTTCCAAATAAGATAGGTACAAGTACGATCGGTGCTTATGATAAGCCAATTTATTTGTCTAGTGGATCTCCTACAGCTTGTTCGGCAACTAAGGGTTCTGCATCGCTTCCTGTTTATATGAGTTCAGGGACAATTACGGCGTGTACTGCATCTTCGTTGTTCAGCTCCATGTCGGTAAGCGGTAGTAAGCTTTACATAACAATCGCAGGACAACAAAGATCTGTTACGTTACCCTCTTCTGGAGGATCTTCTTTTACCTTAACTAGTGCTTCATTTACTTCTGATATAAATTGGACAACAACGAATGGATCTAGTTTAGTAATCAGACGTACAAGCCCTAATTACACAGGTGTGATGTTCAACGGTAATATCATATATGGAGTTGCAAACAGTTCTAATACAGAAGGTAATTTGTATTTCAATTGGGTCTCGTCATCTATAAATATTAAAATGGATCAAGCCGGTAAAATTTATAGTAACGGATCTCAGGTTACTTCTGATCTTCGGTTAAAGGCAATTATTGGATACGAGAATGAAGTACTTGATCGCATGTTAATGATACCTGTTATTCATTATATCAGAAAAGATATACCTAATAGCGGATTGACTACTGGATTCGGAGCACAGAACTTTATCGGTGTATTTGATAATGTTACGTTTATCAATCCTGATTCAGGATATTACGGTATCAATGAGGGTGCAATTCTTGGTATCGCTTTCCAAGGCGTAAAAGAACTATATACCCGATTCATTCCAGTTGAGAACAAAGTAAAGATATTGGAAAGCCGGGTACAGAACTTGCAGCTTCGGCTGGACAATGCTTACCGTGAGATATTCGAACTTAAACAACAGATGGGAGGTGCGGCATGAAGATACCGGAAACAAATGTGATGGCAATTTATATAATATGCACAGTAGGCGGATATGGTTCTGAAAAAGAATTATACTCTAATAATGGATATTTATGTAAAAGCGAAAAAGTAAACAAGTATGCACGTTTTAGACCTGGGTATTGGTATGTAGATACGTCTGGAAATCTTGCATTTCAACGCCCACGTGGAGGTACGCAGAATGACCCAAGAGGCACCCGCCCAGATGGCAATCCTGGAGAGGTATTTGATTTAGCTGATTTTCGCGGATATAATCCAGCAGCTGTAGCTCCATCTATTAATACTGGAGGTACAGAAATGGAAGTTGTATTTGCGAGTGATCAGGCAGGCAAAACAGTACCGGTAGAGGTTGTATTTAATCTTGGAGAGGTCGACTGGTTTGGTGAAGAGACTAAATATTGGGGCAGAAATAACATATCATCAGCGTATGACACGCTGTACGCATATCGAGGCTACGGAACGACAGGAAGGGCTTTGGTCGGATCTTGCCATAAAGACAATCTTGAAAGAAGCGGATATACGGCTCGTGCTCCTATTGACTGTCAGCTAACCGTGCCGCCTACCGGTTCGGTTGAGTACGAGATATTCTTTGCTCTTGGGTATGCTGAAAAAGCATATGCGTATTTTCCAAATACTATAAAAGTTAAGCTGACATTGTTAAGTGGTGCTATAATGATTGTAAGGGTGTTATCTTCTGCTATTAGTGGCCTGAAATCAAAACTTACGCTTGTACCATCTAATACTGGAGATTCACCTAGTGATTTACAAGAAATCATTGTATACGGCGGAGAAAAAAGTTATACGTCAGCAGTTATAACTGCTAGTTTTGATGCAGTCTCATTTATAGCGAGAATGTCATCCGGGAATACGTATAGGTTTACGTCTCTTAGATTGCAGGCTACGGGTACGGTGTATTGCTACGACAGACCGATGTACGATAGCGGTGCGGTGCTTAGGTCGCAAAAGTCATTTAATGTCGGCATGGCCGCATCCGGGGATGGTACATATAGTATGTCAGTTTCGCTTCCTGAAGCAGCAGGCGATGGGAAATATTTCTACATCGACATAAGTTCATTTACATCTAATGTAAGCGCAACATTGATTTAATAATTGCCGATGTGATTAATAGTATAAATGATTAAGAGACTTTTCCGGAAGAGTTAAGAAATGAACAAAAAAGAAGCCTGCCATCTCACGACGGCAGGCAACCAAAACGTTAGCGTGATCTATTGATCACGGAGACAAAGGTAGTATTAATTTTTAGATAACAAAAATCATGGAATCAAAAACAGTATTCAGCAACGGACGCAACACGTTCGACACAGTGATCGAGAGTGAAACATTAGTTATGCGCGGACAGGCAACCGTCGGGACATCCGGCAACACCTTCTACGGGCAGATCTACACCAAGAGCGGCGAAGAGTATATCGGCGACTACTCGCAGACTAACCTGTCGATCGCCAACCCGTCACGCATGTCGTACTTCTTGGATGCTGCCACCCTGCTGGTGCAGCTCAATTCGGACGTAACCGCAAAAGCGCAGGAGGTAACAGCATGAAAAAAGGCGAGATCGTAATCATCAACAGCATCTTTGGGGGCGAAATCCGCCTTCCGAAGATGAAAGGTGAAGACCTGTACAAAATACTGACGGCTAAATCAGAAATCTCTTCCATTGTAGAAGAGATCCAAAAGAAGGCTGAAGAACTGAAGAACGGTACCAAGCCGGAATCCGTCGATCCGATGAACTTCCAGGAAGACGATCCGGATGTGATCGAATGGAAAATGCGGTTTATCCCGATGCAGAACAAACTCTATAACGAAGAGTACGAAGGTAAGTTCCCTGATCCCTGTATTCCCCGTGACGCGTTTCCTGATATGATTGTAGGTATGTCTGCCGGTAACGCAGAATTATTGTTGAAATATTTGGTGATTAAATAAGGAAGAATTATGGAGGCAAGAGAATTACAGTTTTCCCAGCAAGGGAAAGAATGGGTAGCGGAAGAGACGGTAAATAACGACTACTCATTGCATTTGGAGAGAAAGAAAGGAGGTTATTTCCACATCTCGCAACGGAGTTCAGACACCGGGACATTTGTCCCTT